AAATTTAATGCGGCCTGCAAGTCTGTTTGCGTTGCCAATGTCCCTGTAATAGTACCCCAGCTAGTAGCAGGAATATTTACTAGTGATAACACATCGTCAATTTCAACCAACTTAGTAGAGTCGTTATCTGCGCTATCTACAATTAAAAACTTATCTGTCGTTACAGGAGAGCCTTTTACTGGGTATGTATAATTTATTGCCATTATTTCTTTTTTAGTTTCGCTTGTACAGCTTTAGGTAACTCCTTCATATGAAACAAGTATTTACTAGACGCTGTGTGTGTCTTACCAGACATCAACCTACCCTTAGCGTCTTTGTGTGTACCCTTACCCTTGTAAAGTGTACCGTCTTTCTTGTAGTGTGCAACTCCTTTCATATCTACTTATTTTATTTACTCAAACAAATATAACAAAATGTCCAGTTTATTTAATAAAAAACTGGACATTTTTATTGTCGATTTATTTTTTAGTCGGTTTACCTTCACCGTTATTAATACCCTTACGAGTCCCTTTACCATACTCCCCTCTATTATCTTTAGTATTAGTAAATTTCCCTTTTGTGTGGTCATATTCCTTACCTAATAGCCACAACTTACCAAACTTCTTCTCAGCTTCCTTCCTCTTTGCGTAGTTATCACGCTTCATCTTCATCCTCCTTGGACTCTTAGCTATCTCTAAGTCTCTCTTAGCCTTAGCTTTCTTAGCTTCAGGGCTTAATTTCTGCTTAGGTCCACCTTTTTTCTTTGGTTTAGCCATTATTTTAAAAATTTACCGTCTTCAAATCTTTTATTCTTCCAATTACCCTCTCTAGCAAACTTTTTCATCCTTTTATTTGACTTAAACTCAAAAACTTCCCCTCTATCTTTAGCTTTTTCTAGGCTTTGTTCCTTCCACTCTCCAGAATCAGTCTTGTATATTGATGGATAAGCTAGTTTGTCTCCATCATCTGCCATATAATGAGTTGACATACCTTCGTTTGGCTTTTGCCCCTTTTTAAGGTTAGGATTTTTGTCTTTAAACCCCACTATTTTTTCATACTCCTTTTTTTCTCCCTTGTCATTTATATATGTATGAGTTTCTGTCTCAACAAATACATTACTATCTCTCATTCTTCTGGCTTTATGCCCCTTGAAAAGCTTTATGGTTTCTCCACCTACTTGGTGAAGCATTGATTTAGTCTTGTAGCCCATATTATTAACTTTATTTTGTAGCTGTTAAAAAATAACAACCCACACTATATATTATTACCGATAATATTAGTTTTTTCCGTAAAAGTTTTGTAACTTAGCGCCGTTGATTGTTTATATTAATGTTTTCATAGTTTAGAGAGGGGGTTTTCCATAGCGGTTAACCTCCTTTTTTTTATTTAATCCTTCTCTTCAGTGTACTGAGGCTAATATTCAACGCATCTGCAATATATGACAAAGGCTCCTCTGGTAGAATACCCTTAATCAACTCAAATTTCTCCTTCACACCCAAACTCTTGTCCTCAGATATCTTCTTCACCCTCTTAGAGTCCTTATACAAAGAATCAAACCCATTTATAATGCTCCTGGACAAACTAACCCTCCTATCCATTAGCTCCTTACTCCAATTGTACGTCCAAAATCTAATAAGGTGGAAGTAGTAGCCGTGAGTCCTGTATTTAAACACAGAATGTAACTCCCATTTACCATCTAAACGGTGTTCCCAAATGTATCCTACCCTGTCGTATCTTATTCTGTGGTTATGTGGGTCTGTTAACTGCAATAAATGGTCGTCTGACCAAGATGTTTTTGCCTGAGATGTTTCCATAAATGTGTCTAGGGTTAAAGATGTAAATTATGGTACAAAGGTACACATAATTAGTGGCGTGACCCTCTGTTTTTAAAAAGGAAGGGTCAATAAAAAAAAGAAAGGTAACAAAGACGGTGTTTGTGGAGGGTAGGGTAGGGTCTCTTATAGAGTAGTTTTTTTTACATTGTTACATATCTAGGGATTTGGGGTTATACAGCAAAAAACAATTCACGATTGCAAAAGAAAATCATTTTAGTTTGACCCAGCTCCCCCCATTTTTTCAGATTTTCGGTTTTGGTTTTTAGGTTTTGGATATTTCCCCCTACTATTTTAGCTTTTTTCAAAACGATTACACTAACTAACTACTCAGCACCGTTAACTAGCTACGTTTTATTCATTGTTATGGACAACGAAAGAGGTGATAACACAAACCTATACTTTAAACCTTATTTAATTCAACAAACAAAACTTTACTTTTAAATAGCTACATTAATTAGTTTAAATATCTACATTGATCAATTCAATTTGATACATTAATTAGATCAAATAACTGTATTAATTAGTTTCTTTAAAATTAATTTGAAGCCTTTCTTATTGATATTCAGTTAGTTAAGTTAACTTGGTAATAATTATTAAAAATAGTTCCTTATTTAGAGTCATTCTAAATTGTGTATAAAATGTAAATAAGTGGAAATCTTGTGTATATTTGCAGTCCGAAAGGAACGTTCTTACAAATTAACACAAATCGCTGATTATCAGCACATTAACAATTAAATAGTTATTAAATACTTAAAAATCAATAAGTTATGAAAACATTAACAGAATTATTAGAATTAATCAATCAAGCTATCCTTAACAATGGAACTAAATACAACCAATGGTTTATAGACTTCAGCGGTCACGTTAACAAAATTGAAATAAGATATTATCAGGCAGGATGGAAGCTGTCACAAGAAACAGAAACTGAACCTGATCGCGTTAGGATAAACCTAGATGATGAAGGTAGCATTCAAGAGGGATATTGGTTCGTCCAGAATAGATTAAATTAATTAATAAACCCAATCCAAACAGCTCACATCGAAAACGGTGTGGGCATTTGGTGGTAAATAACATTAACAACTAAAATAAAATGAAATCTAAAAAAACAGTATCTAAAGCCATTATGAACAAAGTTCTAGCTATAAATGAAATGCTACCTTCAGTATTGGTAGCAGATGAAATACCAACATCTTATGCAGGAGGAACATTCCCGTACTACGTAGATATCAGAAAACCAATTGTTGTTTCAAACCAATTTGTCTACATCACCGAGGAAAAAGGTAGCCATTCATATGGTTTTGAGAAACGATACAATGTAAATAACGAAGGACAATTGGATGAATTGAAATATGATTTATCTATAATCAAAAGATCATTTAATCAAGTAATCAAGTAATAATTAATCAATCAATAAAGAATAAAATTATGACATCCTATAAAGTATTTTTAGAAAAAGAAAAGTTTAATAATAATTCAAGAAACTTAAGAGTTACAAAAGTAAAAGAAACGAATTACGGTTTTATTATTCATTTATTTTCAAATTATGTTTGCCTGTATTACAAATATGTATCACTAGGTAAAAATGGAACTGCAAAAATAAAAACTATTGTAGATAGGAACTACCATCCAAAATGCCAACATACAACGTATGAAGACAAATTCGGAAAGCAAATAACGTTAAAAGAGTTTAAACAATTAAATAAATAAAGTAATCAAGTAATAATTAATCATTAAAAAAAAACAAAATGGCAACAGAATTAAAATCACTTAAAGGTCAATTTCATAGTCAAAAGACAAATGAAATGGAAAACACTGAAATGTTATTGACAAGATTCAGCGGAGGTAAGGAAGGTATGAAACTGCAATTAACACTTCGAACTCAAGACCAGGACGAATTATTTACACACATTGCTCTTAATAAAGAGCAAATCAAAGTATTAATCTCGGAACTGCAAGAAAACTTCGACTTAAAATAAACTAATCATTAAACTAAATTAAGAAACACTAACTATTAATAAATAATACTATGGAAATTAAGTTTAAAAACGTAACGGTTTACGTAATCGGTGCAAATGGGGAAACGTATATGCACCACCACAACAACGAATATAAAAATCAATCTGAAGAGGACGTTGCAAACATCTTCAATTTAGAGCCAATGCACTTTGCAACTGAATTAGATGGGATTAATCACCTTGAATCATTCAACACTTATAATTGGAATGCACCTTTCACATTGTGCGGAGTAATGCAAGAAGACTTGTACGATGGTATAGGAGTGGTTAACATTCATTTAGGAGGTGATGCAAGGGGTAACTATTCAAGGCCATACATCTGCGAGGATATGGATTCATTAATATCTCAAAGTACTTTTTTAAATGTAGAGCTGACTAACGGTGAACATTATACGATTGATTGCGACAACGGTGAAGGGTATTTTGACCTTGATACCTTTGATCCGTATGACATCAACTTTGATGAGGCGTTAACAGAAGATCAATTAGAAGAAATTGAAGATAAATTTAATCAGTAAAATAATCAAATGAGGGGAGGATATTCCTCCTCTCTAACTTACAAATAATATTATGAGAACAATAAAATTAAAAGTTTACGCTATAAACGAACATCCAAATAAAGATAAATGCTTTGATTGGATTAGGAATAATTTGTACGATTTAAATTCCTATTCAGCACAAGAAGTAATGGATAGCTTGAAAGGATTGCACGATGTAATTGGCGGAGATTTAGACTTTTCAATATCATCGTCTCCTTGTCGGGGAGAATACATCAAATTCAAAGATTACGATGAGGATTTACTAAATGAATTGGATGCAAATGAATTACCATTAACTGGCGTATGTTGGGATGGATATTTAATTGAAAGTATGCAGAAAGATGGAGACGCATATGGAGTATTAAGAGCATTACATCAAGATACCGAATACCTTTATTCAGATGAAGGATTGCAAGAGTTTTGCGAAGCTAATGATTATGAATTTACAGAAGAAGGAGAAGTATACTAATAATAAATTTAAAAAAAGAACTATGAATAATCTAGTAGCAATGGGCAGTAAAGTTAAATGCTTAAAAAGTTTTAAGGCATTTATCAAAGGGAAGGTATATTTAATTAAGGGCTTTGGATATGGTAAATATGGAGAATTTTGGACATTTATGAGCTTATACGATAACAATATAGAGTTTCAAGTACTTAAAGAAACTGCCAATAAGTTGGTTATTGATGGTGTTTTAAAACCTGTGTAATGTTTTTCAACGTATGAATAAAACTATTAATATTTAAAAATAATTAAAATGGAAAAGTATATTATAACAATCAAGAGTTACTACAACAATCAGTACCGTAACGTATACAGAGAGTTTGACTCTAAAGCTAATTTAAACAAGTATCTGTCCGCTATAAATGATAGCGGATACTCAAAGGTAATCGGCATCAAGAACATAACAGAGCAGAGGCTAAAAGAAGATTTAATTAAGAACATATATAATACTGATGTAAAATTGCACCATTCTTACGATGTAATATACGATGAATTGATACACAAATCTGTAGAAAGGCTTGAAAGTATTCTTGATGGAATTAAACAAAATGTCCAGTTTTTTATTAAATAAACTGGACATTTTGTTGTATTTGTTTGAGTAAATAAAAATGAAAACAACTGAATACATATCAAATACAATAGATAGACTACCTAAAGGGTATGTATTCACCTATGAAGATTTTATTACTGAGGTGAATAAAAAGGAAGCGGTTATAAAGGCTTTGAATAGAATGGCTACTTCATCTCGAATCACCAAGTTATCAAAAGGACGGTTTTACAAACCTAAAATTACTGTTTTTGGAGAGTTAGCCCCATCACAATATCAGGTGGTAAAGGATATGCTTGAAAGTATTCTTGATGGAATTAAACAAAATTATTACATTTGCACAAATTATTAAACTTTAAATAACAAAAAATAAACAAAATGGAACACACAAAAAAAGATTTAAAACCCGAATACCTCAATGTAGATTGGGAAGGAATTTGCGAAGACTTTAATTTAAAAAGTGGTGATATTTCACCTGATCAAGAACTCAAAGTGGAAGAAGCACTTAATAATATAAATGAAGTACTTAATCAATTTATAAATCAAAACGAACCTCAACACGAGGTAATATTAAGCAATACAAATAGAATGAAAAAATTAATGAAACACGAAGTTGGTAACTTAACCAACGGAACTTACAAGACTAATACACTAAAAGGTGTAACGTACTACGAGTTATTTAATACGTTAGGACAGCCAACATATAACGAAGCATCCGAAGATGATAAATGTCAATTAGAATGGGTTATTGAATGGCAAGACGAGGTGTACACTATATACGATTGGAAGACCTACGACCGAGAGTACACCATCAACGAACTTAACACTTGGAGTATCGGAAGTAAAGTGCCATCATACGCATTTGAAGAGGCTCTAATAAACTTAATTGACAAGGATGTCGTAGATACATTCAAATCAAATATTAATCTTTAAAACTAAATTAAAATGGACAGAAACACACAAGACAGACTAATTATACTACTATCAATTGCGGTGGTAGTAGTGGCAGTAATATTTAATTTAACACGATAACAGATGGACAACTACAAACAACTCGACAATTTACTATCTAACGCAGATTGGTATTATATGAGGTCGGACGACAACAGAACTTACAAGAAAGGCTTGAAGGAGATGAAGGACTTAATACAAATGAGATTAGACCTCCCCGACCAAAGTAGAGCAGAAAAAATATGGAGTAAACACACTCCTTTTACTAATAATAATACCAAATAAAATGAAGAATATAGACGACTTATTTTTCCCTAACAATGGGAAGTTAGTAATCAATAAAAAAGAGCAAACGGCTTCAGCGTGTATCGTTGATGCAGAAATTGACCCAATAGAATGCTCATTTAATAATGACGGATGCATCACTTTACACACTAAAGAACTTACATACATAACTTTAAGCGTGGAAAATTTAGATAAAATGTTGGAATTGATTTATAAGTCAAACCAATACTACAACAAAACTTATAATAACAAATAAAACTAAATAAAATGACTAAAAGACAAGAACAATTAAACGGGATATTGGAAGACGTATCTAGCTACTATGGATTAGAAATTACAGATGTAACAAGTGACTCAAGACTAAGCGAATTTGTAAGGGCGAGAGATATGTTTGCATATCTATGCCGAGAGTACACGAGTGCATCGTACAACGACATAGGGCAGATGCTAGGGGGTCGCAACCACGCCACAATCATCCACTCCAACAAGAAAATAAAGCAGTATGCAGAGATGTATCCCGCAGTAAAGAAGCAAGTGCAAGAGATTACACACCGCTCAGACCTATACGACCGATTAAAAAGTTACGATGTAAAGGTTAGGAGGGAAAACGTAATTATGTCGGCAGTTAACTTGCTTTCAAACCAACTAAAAAGTTGGAACTTTGAATCTATTGAACAGATGGAGATGAGTTACCCCATAAATCAAATGGTTAAAGATATCAAGCAAGGAGTTTGGGAGGAGATGTTACACAATAAAAATAATAGCAATGTTAACTAAGCAGAAAGAACTACACAGAAAATTAAAGATAGTGTACTTAATAAATGTATGCGATGCAAGATTAGAGACACTTAACAATTGGGTTAGGTGTCACAACTCAGATTTCTTCCCTATTGCGGAGTTTTATCGTGATATAATACTAAGCACAAAACAAAAGAAAGAGTCCCTTAGAAATGCTTATATGCGTCTTGAGGGCATTAATTAATAAATAATTAGTAACTTTAAATAAATCAAAAAAAAATATGGGAACAAAAAAAGCAACATCGTTTAATTACGAAACCTATGTAGTTCACGTTGAAATTACCTCTAAGGTTAATTTCGTAGAACATCAATCAGCTAATTCTATCGAGGATATAGTTCTTAAGACAATTAACTTTAACTCTATAGACAACACAATTATCAAGAGTTTTGTTAAATCATTCTTATCCTCAGTGGACTACGAAAGTATATCTAAATACGTTAACGAATCGCTTGGGGATAAAGAGCCAAGTAATAAAATTGCAATGAACTCGGGTAGAGAGTGGGATTTTATGGATGATAATAAATAATTATGACAGCAAAAGAAATAGAAAAATTATGAAAACACCACTACAAGAATTAATGGAATATATGGAGCAAAACCAATATTCCATAGGCAATGATTTATTGGCTAAGTATAATGAACTTATTGAAAAAGAAAAACAAGAGTTTATAAGTTGTTATATTAGAGCTATGACAAAAGAATATTTAAACCCTATGCCGAGAAAATATTATTATGAAGTTGCCGAAGATTATTATTATACTTTTATTAATCCATTAGGCAAAAATGAGGAGTTCTATAAATAGCCACTAAGCGGTAATTAGTGGCAAAATATAGTAACTAAAATAAAAATTAATTAAAATGAAAACAGTATTTTTATTTGCAACATCAGCAAAACGAGAACAAACACAATTTATAAAAGAGCTTCCGTTCCCATTATATCCCATTGGATTAATTGAGTTAGAAGATGGTAATCAATACCAAATACAGTTAATTGAAACGTGCTTAAAAACTAGATATATTAATGTTTATCTAAAAGATTAGCATTACACACAAAATAAAAATTAATTATGACTGATAAAGAAATGCAAAAACTAACTCAAATGATAGTGGAAGCAATAGATACTAGGCAACGTGAACTCGACCAAGAGTTTTATGATAACGCTAACTCAACAAATAACATACCAACGGAATATATTATACAACTCGACCAAGATAAGTCTGAGAAGGAGAGGTTAGTGGAGAGGGTGAGCGAACTTTACATCTCCCTCCACACCGCTATAGACCAAGAGAGATTTGAGTTGGCAAACGACATCAAGGAAACAATTAAGGCAGTAAAAGATTTAATTAAAAGAAAATAAAAACTATGAAAACATTAAATGAAAACAGCACCTATGGAAAAATAAATGAAATAAATGAAAAGTTAATAACAATTTTAGAGGATAAAATAAAGTTGTTAGAAGAACAAATAGCAATAAGCGAAAAGATTATAGATATACAGAAAGAGCAATTATTGCTATACGATGTTAGCAATTAGGCTAAGATTAGTAAAATAAAATAAAACTTAAACTAAACATTAGTATCAACACTTAACACTTAATAAATATGTAACAGAAAAAAATCAGAATGAAACGATACGATATTGAGAACTATGTTCGATATACTAATGACCTCAAGGTTTCAACACCTAAAGAGAGAGAACTGCTAGACTATAGCAGAGATGAATTAATAATAAAATTCTTACCATTAGTTGAGAACTTGGCAAGGAAGTTTCCATCATCGGAGATAGCTATTGGAGTTTTAAATATATGCGACCTCATTCAGATTGGCTCTGAAGCATTAATACTAGCAGTTGATAAGCTAGACTATGAACACCTTAAACTATCTAGGGACATTGATAAGACACTAAAGTCTTTCTTTTCCAAGAGAATTAAGGGTGCGATTAGGAGACGTATTGACATCAACAGAGGCAGTATGAGAATACCCGAATATAAACGCAATGCAATGAGGAAAGAATCAGACGACAAGCAGAATGTAGAGATGTTCTTTCGTTCTATATTCCTTACGATTGATGACGGCAAGGACAACAGTAACTTTCAAGACAAGACCGAGCCGTATAATATAAACATACTTAACGCATACCTCAAAGGTATTATGCAAAAGCATTTAAGTGCCATAGAATATGAGGTTCTAAGGATGTCGTACGGACTTGATTGCAATAAGCATACGGGTCTTGAGATAGCAAATGTTTTAGGTATAAAAGGTATTAATAACTTTGTTAGGGTCTCTGAGATTAAAAAGAAGGCGGTTGATAAACTAATAGATAGTGTTGATTACAACCAATTTATAGATATACTTTAAACTATGAAAGCACAAGAGTTAGCAATGATTAAAAGGATTGAATCTAAATCTAATTCAGATATAAAACAATCCGATTACGAGTACAATAGATTTGATGCATACAACGATAAATCTATTTTTGAAGTAAAGCATCGACACACATTCTACGGTGATGTTATGATAGAGTTTGATAAGTTTAGCTACAACTATGCTTACGCAATGGTAAACAACTTAAACTTTGTATATGCCGTAGAGATGAATGACATCATATACATATTTGACATTGTTAATCTTGTTAAGGAAGGTTTTAACTTTAATTGGAAGTGGAGAGAGATGCCAAAGACAACAGAATTTAACAGAAAAGAAAAGATTCAAAAGTACGTTGGATTTATAAACATTAAACACACATACTGCGAAATATGATAGAAAATAAAAACAATAGAAGAATGGAAATACATAAAGAAGCTATACTTTCAGATGCAAAAAAGAAGCTAAACATTAGGGACTTTATGGAGTTACAAAAACTTTTAAACAAATTAAAAATAATAAATAGAATTGGTGATTAAAAAATAATCATTATATTTGCAAACGAAAACAATTAAATAATCCATTATGAAAACTCTAAATGAGAAACTTGCGACAATACAAACGCAATTTAAGTCAAAGAAATCAAGGTATAATAGCTTTGGAAAGTATAACTTCCGTAGTGCTGAGGACATCCTTGAGGCAACTAAACCATTCCTATTAGATTTAGGAGTGTCGGTAACAGTAAACGAAGAACTCGTATGCACAGAGCCGTTTCCAATTCTAAAGTCAATAGCCACAATATCTGATGGCAAGGACTCCATAGAAGCAGTAGCAATAGTAGGTATAGACCTAGACCAAAAGGGTATGCAGATGCCACAGAAGTTTGGTAGTGCATCATCTTACGGTAAGAAGTATTCTTTAGGTAATCTATTTCTAATAGACGACACCGCTGATAGTGATGCTAGTAACAACCACGGCAAGTCGGATACAAGTTCCAACAAGAAGGGCATTAGTTCTGTAAAGAATGAGGCTTACAAAAAAATTAGTTCTGTAAAGGATGAGGCTTACAAAAAAGCCGAAAAGTACATCAAAAGCGGTGGTAAGTTAGAAGCTATTAAACAGAAGTATGAGCTATCATCAAGTGTTGAGTCTAAACTAAAAGCATTGTAGTATGGAAACTAAAGAGCAAGTAATAGAAAAGTTGCAAGACGATACGTTGTACTACGGTGAGTATGGTCAGCAATACTTAAGCAACTCAAACATTGGTACACTACTTACTAATCCACTAGGATTAAAAGAGAAGACCAAGACCACCTCAGCAATGATATTTGGTAGCTACTTTCACACAGCAATACTTGAGAAGGATAAGATACACAAGTTTAAAATCATTGAGGCTAACACACGAACTACCAAGGTATACAAAGAACTTAGTGGTGGAGAGATGTGTATGCTACAGCACGAGGTAGATATGGCTGACGCTATGGTGGATAAACTCCTTGACAACAATGTATTTTCATCTATGATAAATGTAGGTGAGGTTGAACACGAAGTGCCAGGAGTTAAAGAGATTATGGGTAATATGTGGAAGGGTAAGGCTGACATAATCAACCACGATGACAAACTTGTAGTTGACATAAAGACATCCTCAGACATCAACTCGTTTCACTTCTCAGCTAACAAGTACAACTACGATTCACAAGCATACCTATATCGAGAGATATTTGGATACGATATGGTATTCTTAGTAATTGACAAGAACACGCATCAGATGGGTTTATTTGACTGCTCAGAAAACTTCTATGAGAGAGGTAGAGAAAAGGTCGTTAAGGCTACTGAGATATACGATTTGTTCTACAAGGACGAATCATTTGACGCAAAACAATTTTTTATTAACCGTACATTATAGTACACAAAACAATTATTATTATTATGAGTGATTTAACAATGACTGGAAAAATCTTAAAAATATTAGAAGTAGAAAAAGGTACTTCTAAAGCTGGTAAAGATTGGCAGAAAATTAACTTCGTACTATCAACTGGAAATGAATACAATCCAGAGGTAGCTTTCCAAATCTTTGGAGATGAAAAAGTAGAAAACTTTATTAAGTACAATAAGGTTGGGCAAGTTGTAGATGTTAGCTTCAATATATCTAGCCGTGAATATAATGGAAAGTATTTTCACAATCTAGATGCTTGGAAGATATTTAAGTCAGACGCAGCAGAGCCAAATCAAGCTCCACTAAAAGAAGTTGAATTAGAAAAAGCTTCAGCAGAAGACGATTTACCGTTTTAATTAGTACTTTTACATTGTAGTTGCAGTCGAATAAATAGGCAACTGAAGGAAACTATACAAGCCCTTGTGATGAAATCAGCTTCGACTCTGATGGATTTGCAGGGGTTTTTTTATTAAACAACAACGAAATGAGTAAGAGATTAGGCTACACATTCTATCCAAAAGATTGGAGAAGTGACGACAAAGTTATAATGCTTAATGCCGAAGAAAGAGATATGTTTCGCTTCTTTATTGATGAATGTTTTATAAAAAGTTCAGCAAAACTTGAGTGGAACTTACAATATTTTCGGAGAATCTTGGGACATAACAAGCAAAAAGTTGAAAGAATCTTTAAAGTTTTATGCAACTTTGACTTAGTTTACCAAGAGGGTGATTACATCATAATTCCTAGTGTTGTCAATAGATTGGGGTTTATTGAAGGCCAATCTGACAAGGGTAAATTAGGAGGTTTGGCTAAGAGTCAAATTGTAGCCAAAGAGAAAGAGAAAGAGAAATATAAAGAGAAAGGGGAATCGGAAGACCCAAAGGTTAAGTTCTTAAAATGGTTTAATGAGTCAAGAACTCGTCATTTAAAAATACCATCAAACTTTAATACTCTTACAAACCAAGATAGGATGAATCTAAGTGACTTGAGAAAAGATTACAGCAAGGAAGATTTTAACAAGGCTATAAAATCTTTTTGTGAGGACAAGTGGTGGGTAGGTAAGAAGAACATAACACCTAAATACTTCTTAGACCAAGACAACTTCGCTAAGTTCTTAAATGCTTACGAGCCTACAAAGACAATCGGACAAAAACTAATGGGATAACTATGATACTACAAAGAGGATTTGCAGACAAATATTTAGATGATGTAATTAACGGAAGAATAAAGCTAGGCTTAGGTCTAGGATTACAAACCTTTGATAAGCACTACAGATTTAAACAAGGGGAGTTCACAATCATTAATGGCTTAGATAACGTAGGTAAAACAGATTGGTTGCTATGGTATTTCTGTGCATTAAGCGTAACACAAGGGCTTAAGTTTTGTGTTTGGAGTGGAGAGAATAAAGCAGGGCAATTGGTTAAGAGACTAATACAATGGAAGCTTGGTAAGTACATAGACAAGGCTGACGAGTTGGAAATCTATAACGCTAAGGCTTGGGTAGAAGAACATTTTAAGTTCATTGATAATACAGGTTTTTATAAGTCAGAAGAACTATTTGCAATGTTTGAAAGCTTAGATGTAAATGCGGTTCTTATTGACCCGTATACTGGAATGAATAGGGACTACACCCACGCTGCTAACTACGACTTCTTAAACGAAAGTAGAAAGTTTGTTAATCAAACTAAAAAGAGTTTATTTGTAAACACTCACCCTAACACAGAGGCAGCAAGAAGAGTTTACGGATTAGAACACGAATACTATGGTTATCCTATGCCACCAAGCCGTTCACAAAGCGAAGGTGGTCAGCCATTCGCTAATAGACCCGATAACTTTATAACGATTCACAGATTGATTGGACATCCACTGATGAAGTTTAATACTCAAGTGTACATCCGAAAGGTGAAGGATACAGAGACAGGTGGAGAACCTAACGCAATTGATGACCCGATTATCTTTGAATACAACAAGGGACTTGGGTTTGTAAGTGATGGAATTAATATAGTTAATAATGCTATACGACCTGACCTACAGTTCCAGCCACTGATTCCAAATAATGATTTTAATAGTAACCAAGACCCATTTTAATTATGATACTAACAGATGAGCAAATACAAAAAGCAATAGATAGAAAAGAATCTTTTGCGCTCACAGACAAAGAAATTGAAAAACTTTGGTACGAAGCAAGCTTAAAAAAGAATATAGACTTGGTTCAGATAAGAGTGGCGTATTTTACCTCGATTATGGATGCTATGATTATAAAGGCGTTTAAAATTGATAAGAAGAAAGCCTACAAGATAATGGAGGTGAACGATTACTTACATTCAACTCTTCAAGTTCACAGAATAAACAACCTGCAAGCTGAGTTGATAGACAGTCTTAACTTACAGCTTTTTGAGCAAGCCAGAAATTATAGAGAGATGGAGCAAGAGATTGAATCTTTAAAGGAAAACATTAAGTAAAACTTATTATATTAAAAAAAAACAAAATAAATTATGAAAGCAAAATTTACAAGCGCAGACCCAATAGAAATTAAGAGACTATCAAAAGCCAATGATATGGCTGTTTGTCTATGGGAAATAGCTAACAACGGTTGGAGGGAGTTTAAAGACACTGACGTTGACTACAAAAGGGTATGGGATACAATTCACGAGATTATGGTAGATAATAATATCAATATTGAAGATTTAATTGACTAATTTAAGACATAAAGTTGAGTATATGAGGCGTGAGGTACGAATGACTGCATATACGTTGTTATATGCTTTTTATTAACAGATTAAAATTAAAAGAAAATGAATTTAAAACAGACAATTAAAGTATTAGAAGAACACAATAGATGGCGAAGAGATAATAATGTGCCTGCAAAAACAAAAATGGCTGAACCTAAAGTATTGGGAATGGCTCTTGACAGAGCGATAGAAGAGTTAAACAAAGGTGTTGTTAGCGATGCGGAGCGCACGTTAAATGATTTCTTTGCTTACTTAGATGGGTTGGGTGATAAGTTTGATTCTAATAGCTTAGATGGGCATAAACGAGATTGGTTAAAATTATTTAACGATTACTAACGTATGGCAATATGAATAGTGCGACAAATACGCAGAAAATTAGATACGAAACACTACACTAAGCATTATTTATATTGCGTGTTGTGTTGTCGTTTTAATGCAATTTATTTGCTGTTAGTTAGATTAAATTAAAAATGAAAACATTAAAATTTATAATTATGATTGTAAGACTAGATAAAAAAAATTAAAGCAAAATATCAAATGAAAGCAACATTTAAAAGTAAAGACCCGATTGAAATTAAAAGACTAGCTAAATCTGAAGATATGGCTGTATGTTTATGGGAGATTGTCCATAACGGATGGAGAGAATTTAAAGGTACGGATGTCGATTACCAAAGAGTCTGGGAGAAGATTGACGAAATTATGGCGAAAAACAATATAAATATTGACGACCTGATTAATTACGGTAAATCATAGTAGAATTTCGAGAAAGATATTTGTTTTAGGTAATATACTCGAATTATTACTACGATAATAAAATAATAAATATGAGCAATATTGAAATACATAAAATTTGTATTGGCTCAGTCGTTGGCTGCAATCACGCAATTGATAATTTTAAACGAGGCTTTCGTTACGAAATTATTACGATGGGAGTTATTGAGAGGAAACAGTGCTGGGTATTTAAAGAGATATCTTCAGAGCAAAAGGAGTTCTTTGTTGATAAAGATTATGCAGATTTATTAATTAATAACGGAAACATTAAGAATTTATAATTACATTTGTTTTAATCCCAAAAATAAAACCATTTAAAAATGAGACAAAAAGATTGGAAAGACCAACTAGACTTAGACAAGGTGGAGTTAAAGCCCCCCTTTGTAGAGGAAGACTTTGGCAAAATACCAACGTACTACCTATCCAATGGCATTGAAGCAGCTAAGGTAGTCTCAGCGTTTCAAGGCGACAACTACAACATAGGTACGGCACTAACTTACTTAATGAGGGCTGGTAAAAAGATTTATGTTAACAAGTCTGCTAGAGATAGCAAGGAGGCTGACATTAAAAAAGCAATTAACCACTTGAATTTTGAACTTGATAGACTAAAAAATTATGGATAAAGTTGATAACAAAAAATCTAAATACTACAGATATGGAGTTTATAGAGACGAGGTTTCTGAATTAAAAGAGAGTTATGGATATAGCTCTAGGAAAATTGCTAAGATAGTTTCCGAAAAATATCCAGACAAAGGTATTAATATAGAAAACTTTGCAAAGGCAATTAGGTCTGGAGAATATATTCCTAGGTCTATTGTTGATGAATCCCTACATCGTAACAATCTACATCCGTCTGATAACTGGAAGGTCGCTTGGATTAAAGATAAAGAAACTGGAACATCTACACTTGTATCTAATCCTGACTACAAAAATGCAGAAAGTGTTGACTACGATAAAATTAGAGATAAGTTTATATCTGATTTAAAAGAACATTCTCCTACCTATCCAACAATCAAAAGGAATAAATCTAAAGATAGTTACTGCTTAGTTCTAGACCCCGCAGATATTCACATAGGAAAGTTGGCCACCTCATTTGAAACTGGCGTAGACTATAACAGTCAGGTAGCCGTTAAGAGGGTTAAGGAGGGGGTGCAAGGCATACTAGATAAATCTTCGGGGTTTAATTTAGATAAGATTATATTTATTGGAGGTAATGACATCCTGCATACTGACACTCCACAAAGAAAGACTACTAGCGGTACTTCTCAAGATACAGATGGAATGTGGTACGATAATTTTCTAACCGCTAAACAACTTTACGTTGACGTTTTGGAGATGCTTATTTCCGTAGCTGACGTAGAGTTTGTTTTTAACCCATCTAATCACGACTATATGAGTGGTTTTATGTTGGCGGATGTTATAAAGACTCAATTTAGACTGTCTAAGAACATTAGCTTCGACTGTTCTATATCTCATAGAAAATATTCGACTTATGGTAACTCTTTAATTGGAACAACTCACGGAGATGGAGCCAAGCAAGTAGATTTAGGTCAGCTTATGAGCGTTGAGGCTAAGGAGCATTGGGCTACTTCAGAGCATAGATACTTTTACACTCACCACGTTCACCATAAGACTGCAAAGGATTACATTAACGTAACTGTTGAGAGTTTGCGTAGCCCTAGTCCTGCTGACTCTTGGCATCATAGAAACGGATATGTAAACAAGGCGGCAGTTGAGGGGTTCATACATTCTAAAACTCAAGGGCAAGTTGCTAGGTTAACTCACTTTTTTTAAATAAATATTTTATATATCTGTACATATACGAAAGTTTGTGTAACTATATTAAACCCCACAAATATAGATGAAGAGAAAATTTAAAAGAAAGAAAGGACCTGTAAGAGCAAATAAAGTTGAGTATGATGGTGTAAAGTTTGCATCGGGACTTGAGAAGTATATGTACATAGCACTCAAGAAAGCTAAGATTAAGTTTAGTTACGAACTTAGAAGCTTTGAACTGCTTCCGTCATTTAAATTTAACCAAACAGCTTATGAGAGACAAGCCAATGGTAAAGGCGAGTACAGAGATAGAGGTAATAAAAAGATACTAGGTATAAAGTATACTCCAGACTTTGAGGGAGAGGACTTTATAATAGAAACAAAAGGTAGGGCTAATGAGTCGTTTCCTCTTAGATACAAGTTATTCAAAGCGCTTATGGCAATCACTGAGCCAAGTGTATCTCTATACAAGCCACAAAACCAAAAGGAATGCGACAAAACAATTGAATTAATTTTAGAAAAAAGAAATGATAAACCAAGAAAAAAGAATTAACACAAGGCTTGACAAGAGTCTCTCTAGGAGAGGGTATGCTGAGAGGCAACTTGCTAAGTGGGTTAAGTGGAGTTTTGAAACCCACGGAAAGGTTTTATTCAAAGACTTAATTAAAAAACAAATAGAGTATAACATAATAAAAGAATAATGAAAAAAGAAAAAAGAGCTTGGTCACTAGGAATAGGGCTGTACCCTGGAATACTTTTAGGTTTTAGAACCTACGACCAAGGAGACTACGATATGCACGTTTTATATTTCCCATTCGTGGAATTTGAATTATCAATTTATAAATAAAAAAAATGAACGGACAAAAGCAAAGCAGGGTAGACCTTGTAGAGAAAAAGATTAAAGCCCTAACAAATGTTATGCAGGGTATTATGAATGACATTTCTCAGATGAAAGACCTATCTATAGGAACTTTAGAGACAATTAAGTTAATGCCAGACTACGATGAGGCACTTGACAAGTTAAAAGAAAACTTAAAAAAGGAAGAGGAGGCTGAAGATGATACTAGCAATTAAGATACTGATAGTTCTTTCTATTATTTCAATTCTTGCAACGATAGGGTTGTTGTTTACATTCTGTATCCTTATAAAAGATATTAAAAACAATAAAGACGAAGTAGTGTCAGAGCAATTAAAGGAAATACTAAATAGGTTGTAGGTGGTACTGTTATACATTACATTTATTTTACTAATAGGATACAATAAAGCAAAACATAAATTAAAACAATAAAAATAAGATGGAGATATCAAACAAAATTTTAAGCGAGATAACGGTGTATATGAAGTACGCCAAGTACATACCAGAACTAAACAGAAGAGAGAGCTGGGACGAGCTTGTAACTCGTAACAAACTAATGCACATTAAAAAATACCCACAACTAAATGATGAAATTGAAGAGGTTTATAAATTTGTTTACAACAAGAAGGTTTTACCGTCAATGCGGTCTTTACAATTTGGCGGAAAGTCTATTTCTATCTCACCCAATCGTGTTTACAACTGTGCTTATTTGCCTATTGACTCTATTGATTCTTTTAATGAAACTATGTTTCTTTTACTTGGGGGAACTGGTGTTGGATACTCTGTTCAAAGACATCACATAGAAAGTCTACCTGCTGTTAATCAGCCATACAAGAAGAGGGTTAAAAGATTTTTAATTGGTGACTCCATTGAAGGGTGGGCTGATGCTATTAAGGTTCTTATGAAGTCATATATGGGAGAGAACAGAAGCTCTAAGATTGACTTTGATTATTCAGACATTAGACCAAAGGGTTCACAACTCGTCACTTCTGGCGGTAAAGCTCCAGGCCCTCAGCCACTTAAGGAGTGTATCGTAAAGATAAAGGGGTTGCTTGACTCCAAAGACGATGGCGACAAGCTTACTACACTTGAGGCTCACGATGTTATTTGCTACATTGCTGATGCCGTATTGGCTGGTGGCATTAGGCGTGCTGCACTTATTAGTCTGTTCTCTGCTGATGACAACGATATGATTTCTTGCAAGGCTGGTTCTTGGTGGGAAGAAAACCCACAGAGAGGTAGGGCTAATAACTCTGCCGTACTTATGAGACATAAGATTAGTAAGGGTTTCTTTATGGACTTGTGGAAGAGGGTTGAGTTGTCTGGAGCAGGAGAGCCAGGGATATACCTTAACAACGATAAGGATTGGGGAACTAACCCTTGCTGTGAGATTGCTCTAAGACCATTCCAGTTCTGTAACTTGTGTGAGGTTAACGCAAGCGACCTAGAGTCTCAAGAAGACTACGAGAATAGAGTTAAGGCTGCTGCATTTATCGGTACGCTACAAGCAGGGTACACCGACTTCCATTACCTAAGAAGTGTTTGGAGAGAGACAACTGAGAAGGATGCCTTAATTGGTGTGTCTATGACTGGCATAGGCTCTGGTGCTGTATCTAAGTTAGATATGACTAAGGCTGCCGAGGTTGTTAAGAAGGAGAACTCAAGGGTTGCTAAGGCTATTGGCATTAACGCTGCCGCTAGATGCACGACTGTTAAGCCTGCTGGAACAACATCATTAGCACTAGGAACATCTTCAGGCATACACGCTTGGCATAACGACTACTACATCAGAAGGATTCGTGTTGGTAAGAATGAGTCTATGTACAACTACCTGATTAATAACCACCCTGAGCTTGTTAAGGATGAGTACTTCAGACCTCACGACACTGCTGTTATTGAGATACCACAGAAGTCACCAAAGGGTGCAATACTTAGAACTGAGTCTCCGTTTGACTTACTTGAAAGAATTAAGAAGGTTGCTATGGAGTGGGTTGTACCTGGACACAGAAGAGGCTCTAACACGCACAATGTTTCTGCTACGGTATCTTTGAAGGAAGATGAGTGGGATAAGGCAGGAGAATGGATGTGG